AGTCACTCCTTCGCCGGTCCACCAGTCCTGCCCGATCACGTCATAGATCGTGATGGTGTTGGCGTCGTCACTGGCGGCAGCGCGCGGCCCCTCCGCCCAACGCGCGAGGGCATCGGATGGCGCGTCCCATTGGAAATTCTGCGGACGCTGCGGGAGCCGGGCCTGCGGCAGATCACGAATCGACATTGCTGTCTCCGGTTTTCGTCGCCGTCATGTTCGGCGGCGGGTAATAGATGTCCCCGCCTTCACGCGGGTTTTCGTCTTCGAGGGCGCGCACGTCGTTCGGGCTCCACACGCCCCACTGCAGGCCCTTCACGTAGCCTTCCCAGCGGGTCTTGAAGTCCGCGCGCACCAGCGCGTTGCGATTGAAGCGGGCGTAGAGATCCGGGTTGCGGTCCCAGTCGAGACACTGAAGCCCGATCGCTTCTTCCCAGGTCACGTAACTGTCTTCGAGGGTGTAGGTCTGGAAACCCTGACCCATCGCCTCGATGCTGCTGCCCAACTGCGTCGTGCCTGCGGTGATGCCGACTAAGTGCGGCTGCACGCCGAAGAACATGCACACGTCGGTTCGTGAGTACTCTCGGCTTTCCAGCCATTGGGCGTCCTCGGCCGACAAGGCCATCTGCTGGAATTCAAGGCCGCCTTCGAGGACGATTACCTTGCCTTCCTTCGCGCCGCCAGATCGGTACTCGTCCATCTGGCCGCGCAGCAGCTCGATCTTGTCGGGCGGCAGGTACTGGCCCTCCGGCATCTTGAGCGCGCCGCTCACGTTGGCGCCGTTACGGAACGTGGTGGCCCCGTGGGCTTCCTGCGCCAGCGACAGGCCGATCGCCTCGCGGGCATAGCTCAGCACCGACAAGCCGTTCACGCCGTCCAGCGTCAGACCGACCAGGTGGAACATGTCTTCCTGTTTGATCAGGACCTGTCCGCCGTCCTTTCGGGTCCAGACGAATTCAAGGCGGTTGTCGTCGCGCTGCCGCTTGACCACCCGGTCGGGATGCAGCGGAATAAGGCCGATCAGCTTCTGCCCGACGCCGTAAACCTTCACCGCATAGGCATTGCCGCGAAGGAGCAAGTGCCCCTCCATCATCCGCTTGAACTGGGACGGCGTCTGCCAGACGTTGGGCCGGCGGTTCATCACGGCCCACACCGGGTTGTCGATGGCGTCAACGCGGGTGCGCTCGTCGATCCGACGCTTGATGCTGAGCGGCGTGTTTGCCAGTGCACCGGTACGGATACGGAGGCATGCAAATACGGTCGCCACCTACAAGGCAGTCCGCTCGTTGACCGGTTGCCCGGCTTTCGAGACATTACCGTGCCGAAGGGCGTTATCGAGATCGCCCGAGTTGTCGACGACGAAGCCCGCGGCGCCGGCTGACATTGCCATCGGGGCAGGACCGACGATCCCGCCCGGCCCGTCGCGCTCGAGGCCGAGTATCTGACGGAACCATCCCATCAGAGCACCAGCAGTCCACGCTCAAGGTAAACCGAGCTATTGTCGTTCGCGGCAACTGGGTTCAGTTCCAGCAGCTTGGTGGCGTTCAGGCCCGCCATGAACGGGTCAATCTTGCCCGTCCCTTGGGTGTTCTTCACGATCATCACCGTTTGCCGTCCGAGTTCTTCCTTGGCGTTGCTCACGCACCAGGACATCATGCGCGAGCCGTCATGGACCGCGCCGTTGAATTTCAGCTTCCGCGCTAGACCGACGATTGCCGACATGAGGCGGAAACCCTGTCCGACCGACACAACCTGCGGGTCGGCCAGACCGATTTCCGCTAGCGCATCGACCAAATCGCTCACTCCTTGAGGATCGAGGCCGATTGCCCCGCGTTCGGGAAGCAGACCGCTTGCCTTGACCTCTGCAATCAGCTCGACGATTTCGCGGATGTCCTGAGGGCGCTCGTAAGCCGCGTCGCCTTCCTCCAGGCCGAGCGTCTCCGACACTTCCTCGGAGCAGATCACGAGGTCGCCGTCGCTCTGATAGTCCTGAAGCTGGGCCGCGATTTCCTTGCGGCGGGTCAGCACGTCCGGCCAGCACCACGCCTTGAACCAGTATAGCCAGCGTCCGGTGCCACGTTCCCGTCCCGCGACGCACAGCCCATAAAGGTCGTCCAAGCCGCCGCCGTCCACGCCGACCACCACAACTTCGCAGCGAGCCAAAAGGCTCGCCAGGGTGAGTGTGGTGTCGGCGCAAACTTCCCAGTAATCGGCCCCGCGCCAGCGATCGCGCCGAAGGCGCAGGCCGATTTCCACGTTCAAGTGCTTGGCGAGGAAGACTTGCAGGCCTTCGCCCTCGCCGATCTGTTCCTTTGCCAACTCGGCTCGGAGCCATTCGACCGTAACCGACCTGCCAATGTGCGGATTCGTGACGTAGAAAAACGCCGGATCGAGGTAGGTCTCCGCATCCAGCATTTCCTCAGGCCACTCGTAGAGCATGGCCATCGTCGCTGGATCGTCGATCACCCCGTCACGGACATCTCGGAAATAGGCGAGTTTTGACTTATAGACCCCGCTCGGCGGCTCGTCCGAATGGGTCGTAATGTAGAGCGTGAACGCCTCTCGCCGGGCCGAACCGCCGCCAAGAGCCTCGCGGAGCATCGCCGCCGACTTCGGCTTCTTGCCGAACAGCCACAGCTCCTCGATCAGCGTGATCGATGCTTTACCGCCTGCGACCGTATCGCTGTCCGCCGCAATCACTTTCAGCACCGCGCCGGTGTCCAGATGCTTGATCTGGCGCTGGTGTTCGATGACCTTCAGGACCACCGACAATTCAGGGTCGGCCCGGACCATGCCCATGGCAGGGTCGAAGCTGTTGTTCGCGACCTCCAGTGTTGGCGCGAGGATCTGCAAAATCGCGTTCGGCCGCCAGTTGACGATCAATGCCGTCACCATGATGCCCGCGGCGATCATGGACTTGCCGTTCTTCTTGCTGATCAGGAGCATGAACTCCTTGATCAGGCGATTCCCAGTCTCCGGATCTTCGGCGCCGAAGATCGCGGCAACCAGGTCGAATACGAATTCGTCGCAGACCTCGCCCAGCGTCGGGTGCCGTTCTTCTCCGCCGACCACCACCTTGGGCAGATCGACGACCTGCAAGGACTTGAAGACGCCAAGCGCATCCTCAGCCTTGCCGGGAAAAAGGGGCGGACACGGCACCAGGCTTTTGCGCGCAACGATCCGTTCCTGCCAGTCGAGGCAGGCGGTGGACCACTTCGGCGCAGTCATGGCCTCAGTTCAGCAGAAGCGGCGGCGGTGTGCGGGCGGCGAATTTGCCACTGGCGTTTGCAGCCGCTTCCTTCGCGGCTTCCTTCTTCCCCAGACGGGGCGATGGCGCCCCCTCGGACCGGCCTCGATCCTTGATCTTTTCGCCCAGCGTCCGGACCTGTTCGGCCTGGATCATGCCAGCCAGCGCTTTCTCTGCCGCAACGTTGCCGCCCTCGGCCGCTTGGTTAAGCCGTTCGAGCTGCCGCGCCTTCATCATCAAGGGCGCATGCCCGGCGCGGGCGATCTCGTTAAAATAATGCTTGTAAAACGTGGGCTTAGTGATGCCGAGCACCCTGGCGATATCGGCAGATTTGTGCCCGCAAGCAAATAAGAGACTGACTTTGTTGGAATTTTCGGCAGTCCAGACATGTGCAGGCCGACCGCGCCCCTTTTCAGGCAGCAACGGCAGGCCGAACATGTCGGTCTGACCCTCCGAAATTCCATCGTGCGACAAAAAAAAATCTCCGAATGGGACGAGATGCGGTCCAGAGGGGCCGAGGCCCCCGAACTTTGGACCACCCCCCTACCCGCGACCGCCGCGCGCCCGCCGCGCCCGCTCCCGCGCCGTCTTGGCGTTGTGGTGAGGCTGGCAGAGCCATTCGAGGTTCGCCGGATCGAGGTCGGCACCGCCGTCCTTCCGCTCCTGCTTGTGGTCGAGGATCAGCCGCTTGGTAGAGCCGCAGACCGCGCACCACTTGTTCGGTTGCGCACGCCTTGCAGCGGCCCACTCGGGCGACTGGTAGAAGCTGTCGGCCACCTTGGGCATCGCAGCCACACGCGACGGCAGTGCACCGAGGCGCGACGGCATCGACTTGAGGC